ATCCAAAATTGGCGGTTAATTTCGCACGCTGGTTAGATGTTCGTTTTGCGGTTTGGTGCGATATGCAAATCGACAAACTTTTAAAAACTGTTCCAAACGCATTGCGTGATTTACCACCGCAAACGCTAACCCCTGCCATGAAAAAACATATTAACCAGCGCGTGAATTATTTGGTTAAACATCAAGTCGGTGCAAGTTATGCGTCATTGGGTAAATTGATTCAAGACACTTTTAACGTCAACAAACGCGAGTTAATTCTTGCCTCAAAATATCCTGAATTATGCGCGTTGCTCGATTGCGAACCTAATCCAAAAGCGTTGCAAGGTGAACTCGTTGAACCTGTTGCAACATTCAAGTTGCCAATGGGAAAAGTGCTAATTGATGAAAGTGAATTAGCGGAGTTAAACCAAAGACGCAAAACAGAATTTAGTAGCAATGGTTATGCGTCGTTGATTTTAGGCATTAACGATGATTCTCGATTTTTAATTCAACCGCATGGCGATGTTACAGCTATTTCAAGATTGCGCGACGATGATTTTGTTGGCACATTTGAAACGATTGTGCGCGAGTTAAAATTTCGTGGCTATCATGTCGTAAAGGACACGCCAGAAAACAAACTTGAAACGATTGAAAAAATTGTGACGGCGAAATTTATTGCGTAACGTTTGATGTAAAAAAAGCCCTCGCGCCGTAAATGGTTCGAGGGCTTTTTTGTGCCTGTTAAAAAAATTCAAATACTGTCAAAACTCGCGTAGAAAAGTTCAGTCATCTTTCATTACTCTGTCATCACTATGAGTGAATTTACGACAGACGACTTAACCAGAATAAACACAGCAATTGCATCGGGACAACTTGAAGTCCGATTCAATAACCGTGTCGTGCGCTATCAGTCAACCAATGACATGATTGCCGCACGCGACCTTATTCGCGCCGATTTAGGTGTTGCACAATCCGACACAAGACAACGCGCTACCCGTTTATCTTTTACCACCTCGAAAGGACTGTAAGTCATGGCATGGTGGAATCGTAAAAAACCCGAACCAGAAATTAAAAAACGCCGTTATGACGCGGGCAGCAGTGCGAAAAGAATGCAAGGCTGGATTGCGCCAAACTCTGACGCAAATATGGCGGCATGGTCATTGCCAAAAATCCGCAACCGTTCACGCGACTTGGTTCGCAATAACGCCCATGCCGCGCGAATCGTGCAATGTATCGCGTCCCACACGGTAGGTTATGGCATTGTCGGCACGGTAAAAAATAATGATGCACTGGAAAACGCTTGGAAAAAATGGAGCGAAAGCACTGAATGTGACGCTTCGGGTCGTCATGATTTTTACGGTTTGCAACGTCTTATTATGCGTTGCGTTGTTGAATCTGGTGAGTGTCTTATTCGGATTCGTCCGCGTTTCGCGTCAGACGGGCTAACTGTTCCGATGCAATTGCAGGTGTTAGAACCTGATTATTTAGACGATACCAAAAACCAAGCCCTTTCAAACGGTGGCGCAATTATCAGCGGCATTGAACTTGACGGTATTGGTAGAACGGTTGCGTATCACATTCACAACCGCCACCCAGGCGCAAACTTTGGTTTAACGTTCACTTCAACGCGCGTCGATGCAAAAAATATCATTCACGTTATGCGTGAAGATAGAGCTGGGCAATTGCGCGGCATTCCGTGGCTTTCGCCCATCATGGTGAAATTGCGTGACCTTGATGAATTTCAAGACGGTACGTTAATGCGTCAAAAAATTGCGAATATGTTTGCGGGTTTTATCTATGACGAAACGCCTTATGACGCGATTGCCGATATTAGTGACGGCTTAAAAGAAGCCGATGACGAACTTCCCGATTTACAACCAGGGACAGTTTTCGCGTTAAAAAACGGCAGAAAAATCGAGTTTTCAGAACCACCCAAACCAGACAGCGGCGAATATGTACGCGAAACCTTGCGTGACATTGCAGTCGGCGTTGGTATCACTTACGAAGAACTCACAGGCGATATGTCGCAAGTGAATTTCTCGTCTGCCCGAATGGGATTTAACGCCATGCTACGCAACGTAGACCAATGGCAATGGAACATTTTAATTCCTATTTTCTGCGAACAAGTCGGCGCGGCATTTATTGAAAATGCGCGTGCGTTAATCAATACCAAAAACGCAACCTTTGAATGGACACCACCTGCACGCACATTGGTTGACCCAACTCGTGAAATCCCCGCGATTTTAAAAGCAATTCGCGGCGGCTTGAAGTCATTACCCGAAGCCTTACGCGAACAAGGTTATAACCCCGACAAAGTATTCAAAGAAATTGCGGAATCAAACGCAAAACTCGACGCATTAAAACTCACACTCGATTCTGACCCGCGTGTGGATTTACTTAAAAAAACAGGTGTAAAAAATGACACAACCCAAACCCAATAAAGACGAAGCGTTATTTTTTCGCGCCGCGTTTGAACCAACAACATTTAATGAAGAATCACGCACGGTTGAATTGACGTGGACAACAGGCGCAAGCGTCAAACGTTACGATTGGAATCGTGACCGTTATTACATGGAGCAATTACTTGTTACTAATGACGCGGTGGATTTTTCACGTTTAGAAAATGGCGCACCGTTACTTGCTAACCATGCCAGTTATAACTTGTCAGATGTCATCGGCGTGGTTGAACGCGCTTGGATTGATAAAGGTATCGGCAAAGCCACTGTGCGTTTTTCAGAACGCGACGAAGTGAAACCAATTTTACAAGACGTGAAAGCGGGCATTTTGCGCTCGATTAGCGTGGGTTATTCAATTGACACGGTAACAATTGAAGAACGTCAAAACGATTTACCGATTTACACAGCGACACGTTGGACACCGATGGAAATTTCATTGGTATCCATTCCCGCAGATATTGGAGCGCAAGTGCGTTCAAACGAAATTATTTTATCAACCACAAAGGAGGCAACCATGCCTGAAGTTACAGAAGTAAGAAACGAGCAGGTTGCACCACCACCTGCCGTTGATTTAGATGCTGTTCGCGCTCAAGCCATTCAAGCAGAACGTGAACGTGTCACAGAAATTCGCAGTATTTGCGACAACCGCTTTTTAACCGACAAAGACCAATTCGCACAGCGCATGATTAACGACGGTAAAAGCATCGAAGAAACCCGCAAAGCGGTTTTAGACGAATTAAACAAAATCGCGTCAACACCTGACCAATCATTATTGCGTGGCGGTTCTGATATTCAAATCGTTAGCGATGAAACCGACAAAATGCGTAACGCGGCAGTCGATTCCATTTTAGGTCGTAGCGGTATTTTAACGGCGAAAGAAAAACAAGAACGCTTACAAGGCAATCCATTTACGCAATTTAGAGCGCGTGAAATTGCCCGTCAATGTTTAGAAATGACAGGCGCAAATGTACGCGGTTTAAGTGATGATGAAATCGTAAAACGCGCTTTCACCAGCTCAACATCTGATTTCCCTGTGATTTTAGAAAACGTGTTACATCGTACCGTTTTAGCATCTTACGGAACAGTGGGCGATACATGGCGTAGATTCTGTTCGACAGGTAGCGTCACTGATTTCCGTGATTGGAAACGCTTGAAATTAGCAAGTATCGGCACACTCGATGCAGTTGGCGAATTGGGTGAATTCAAAAACAAACCTTTAGGCGATGCAGAAGCCGAATCAATAAAAGTCACCACATTCGGAAACATCGTGAACATTTCACGCCAAATGATTGTTAATGATGATTTGGGCGCATTCTTAAATATCTCAACCGCGCTGGGTAAAGCAGCGGCATTAACGGTTGAAAAAGCCGTTTATTCATTGCTGCTTGCAAATCCAACGATGTCAGACGGCGTGGCGTTATTCCACGCAACACACAAAAACTTGCAATCGACTGGAACGGCGTTAAGCGTATCCGCTATTGATGCTGACCGCGTTGCTATGGCTTCTCAAATGGATGTTGGCGGTAATGATTATCTTGATATTAAACCATCAATTTTAGTTTTACCGACGGCTTTGGGCGGGACAGCTCGCGTCATCAATCGTTCGGAATTCGACCCCGATGCGGTAAATAAATTACAGCGCGTCAACATGGTGGCGGGTTTATTCAATGACATTATCGACACGCCACGATTAAGCGGAAACGCTCGCTATTATTTCGCCGACCCAAATGTAATGCCAGCGTTTGAAGTGGCATTTTTGAACGGTAATGATCAACCGTATTTAGAACAAGAAAATGGTTTTGATACAGATGGTGTGAAATACAAAGTCCGTTTAGATTTTGGTGTGGCGGCGATTGAATCACGCGCAGTTTATAAAAACGTAGGAGCGTAAGTCATGGCTAAAAATTATATTCAAGAAGGCGACACGCTTAATTTGACTGCGCCTTATGCGGTTGCAAGTGGTGGCGGTTTATTGGTGGGGGCGTTGTTTGCGGTTGCATTAGTCACATTAGCGAATGGCGCAAGCGGTTCATGTGCAACGGAAGGCGTTTTTGAACTTGCTAAAAATAGTGCTGAGGCATGGACGCAAGGTCAAAAAATTTATTGGGATAACACTAATAAAGTTTGCACAGCAACGGCGACATCAAACACGTTAATTGGCGTGGCAACGGAACCAGCGGCAAATCCATCAAGTGTTGGTCGAGTAAAACTTAATCAATCGGTTGTCTAATTTTTAAATCCCCGTGTCTTAATCGACACGGGGATTCTTTATGGATTGAAAAATGGAATATATATCTACGCATTTCATAGAAATCATGGCAATCGCGGGATCTATTGTTGCGGCATTTCTAGCGTTAAAACAAAAATCTGAAGATATGCAGTACAAACATTTTGAAGAACGCATAGCAAAACTGTCTGCTGATGTTGATGTACTAAAAAAAGACACAGTTCGCGTGGATTACTTAAAACGCATTGATGAAGATATTGACGATTTACGCACAATCGTTCAGCAAACAAGAGAAGAATTCGTTAAAAAATCGGATTTAAAAGAAACGGAATATCGAATAATTGAAGCACTAAGCGCACTCGAAAAACGAGTAAGCGAAACAATGAATAAAAAAGTTGATATTGCTAATTGCAAATTGATTCACGGCAAACAATGAACTGGCTAAAAAACAAACTTAAAGAGCAAGGCACGCAACGCGGATTGATATTGCTTGCACCGTTAGCTGCAACGCATTTTGGCTTATCAACCGAAGATACTTTGACGTTAGTGACAGGAATTTTAGCAATTTACGGCACGCATAACGTCC